CGGCGCCATGTCCTCCTCCAGGCTTTCCACGATAGCCAACAGCCTCTCTCCCGAAAGGCCGGCCTCAACCAGCAGGCGCAGGGAACGGGCCGAAATGCTCACGCGCTCACCCTCCCCGTCCGGGCCTCATGGGCGCGCACGGCGTGAAGGATGGTGGTGTGGTCGCGGTCCATCCACGCGGCGATCTGCGGCAGGGAGAACCGCGGCTTGCCGAGGCCGTCCTTGGCGTTCCGCATCCGCCAGGCCACTTCCTGACGGGCATGGACAAGGGCCTTGAACCGGAACGGGCCGAGGATGTCCGCCGGGCTCACCCCATGCGAGGCGGCGACGGCCGCCAGCGTCTGGTTGAAATAGGCCTTGCCGGTCGGGCCGGGCGGAACGGTCCTGAGCGGCGTCCCGAAGCCGGGGATCTGGCCCACCTGATAGGTCAGCATCGGGCGGCCAGCCATTCGACGTGGCGGGCGAGGTGCTTTTGCGGCGTCTTCAGCGGGATCCACGCCATCCGGTGATGGGCGCCGCAGTAGCTGGAGCCGGTCTGGACGGGCTCACCACAGGCCATGAGGTCAGCCCCCTGCCCGTCCACCGGCCAAGCGCATTGCCTGGCCTCGCGGAACACAAGCGGGACCGGCGTAGAGCCGTCCAGCGGGTTCCAGACATCATCCGACACCACCCGCCAGGCGTTGCAAGGGCCGTCGCCCTTGGGGTTCCAGACGCCCTCCCCGCGATTGTCAGCCGCTGTGCGGATCACGCGGGGCTTCGGAGCGGCCTTTGGCTTGGCCTTGCGTTCGGGCCTCGGTGTGGGCGGCGGTTTCGGTCTGCCCTCGCGCTTGATGTGGTAGGATGGCGGCACAGTCGCGGCGATTGCTACGCCCTTGCCGCGCAGGCGATGAGCCCGGCCTACAGCGGCGTTGCGGCTGATCTTCATGGTCAGGCCGATCTCGGCATAGGACATCCCGTCGATCCGAAGCTGCTTAAGCCGGGCGTCCATTTCGTCGGTCCAGGGCTCGCTCATCGTGCGGCCTCCTTCCCGGCTTTGTAGGCGGCGAGGGCCACCTTGATAAGATCGTGCATATCGCACCGACCGGCTCGCACCTCCCGAGCAGAATAACCGGAGCCCATTCCGTCCCACCATTCCGCCACGATCTCCCGCACCGCCAGCAGGTCAGGATCAACGGGCGGCGGCGTCCAGCCTTCGCGGGCTAGGCGGGCGGCGATGGTGGCATCCTCGACTAACGGTGAGCCGGGACCTCGCCGCCGCCGCGCCTCCTCAGCCCGCGCCTTGTCAAGTTCTTCATCAGTCATCTCATTTGCTCCTTCTTGGGCCAGATGAGGGGCAGGCAGACCGCCCACTTGCCAGAGCCCAGCGGCTTCTCGCTGAACGCGCAGAAACCGCCTTCGGCCATCACGGCCTCGGCGTGGGCCTGCGTAGCGGCCGCCTGCTGCTCGCGTTCGGTGCGGATCATGGCCTCCGTCTGAACGGTGGATTCCTTCACCGGCGCGACCTTGCGGCGTTCAACGACTTGCGAGGATCGGGGCTTGCCGATGCGGTCAAACCGATTGGCCACCGCCTTGGCGGAAATGCCGAACCGCGCGGCGATCTCCTCATTCGACGCGCCGTTCCAGCGCATCGCGGCGGCGGTCCTGTCGTGTTCGTTGGTCCAGACCATGCGCTTTCTCATGACTGGCCACCCCGCAGGGCTGCGTGGACGTAGGCGCGGCGTTCGGCCTCGATGTGGCGCGTGGGCTTGTGCGCCCGGCGGGCCTCGTAAACGCGCCGGTCAAAGTCGGCCTGGGCGCGTTCCCACGCCCACTTGGCGCGGATGCGGGCGATGGATCGTTGAAGGGCATTCATGCTTAGTCTCCGGTTAGGGTTGAGTGCCGGACTTCCTAACCTTGGCCGTAATGCTCCCAGGGCCGGGACGGCATTGACGCGTTAGCGCAGGTTAGGCTTTCGAGAGGCGTCCGGCTGTCCACTCCAGGAGAATCCCGGCCCTAGTTCCGCTCGCGCAGGTTATCGAGCCATGCGCGAGGCTTGATCCCATAGGCATCCTCCAGCCGAACGGCCAGACGGAGCGATGGTGACTTCTTGCCGGTGAGAATCTCGGAGGCATGGCCAACCGCCATTCCCAGATCGGCATGGAGTTCTTTGACCCGGAGGTCAGCAATGGTGCGTTTCTTCATGCTCCCTGTTTCCCATGCCGCGATGGGCCGCGCAATCTTTTTTTCTCGCCGTGCGATTTTGTGTTGACCGCTTCCGGCCAGCGTGGGATGGTCCGTCATCGCCGCAGTGGCGATGGGAGACACGACATGCAAATCACCCCCGACAACCTGACCGCCGACGAAGCCGCGTATGTGGCGGACTACGTCGAGCGCGAGCGCAAGATCAGCGCCCGTTTCGTCGCCGACTACGAGGCCCGCATGGACCGCCGCCAGGGCGTCTGCATGTCGGGCTGCGATCCGACCCGCTACACCATGCCGACCGACGAGCGGCTGACGGCCAACGCCATGGAGCGTGTCGCCCTCCAGCGTCAGGTCGCCCGGCTGGCCCCGCAGCAGCACAACCTCGACCGGATCGCCGACGCCCTCGACGCCAAGCTGACCCGCGCCGTCGGCGACGTGCTGCGGGGCGCCTCGCATGACGCCAACCCCGCCCGCGTCATTGACGCCGCCAAGCTGGACGCGCTGGCCACCCTGTTCCCGGAACTGCGCCGCGAACTGGCCGAGGCCAAGGACCTGGCGGGCTTCATGGGCCGCATCGTGGCGAGGGCCGCCTGATGACCCTCGCTCAATTCGAAGCCCTGGACGGCGCGCTCACCACGCACCTGCTGGCCCCGACGCCCCGCAGTCAGTCCCGCCTGTTTGACCTCTGCCTGTCGATGGGCATGGCGTTTGACCGCGACGAAACCGAATGGGCCGCCGAGCGCGTCATTCAACACCTGAGGGCCGCGTGATGCCCACCCTCATCATCACCGCCGCCCCCGATGGCTGGTCGCTTCGCTTCCGCGAGGGCGACGACTTCCACACCGACGAGATCGTCGCCGTTTTCCCCACCGCCGACGCCGCTTGGGCCGCCCTGAAAGCCGCCCGCCGCGCCGCCTTCCAACTCAGGAACCTGAAAGGCGGTCATCATGTCTCGTGATCTGGCCCGCCAAGCCGAGGCTGTTGCGCTCATCCGGGCGTCCATCGCGGACTTCAACGACGAGGCTTTGGTCGTCGACACTATTGAGGGTGAAACCACCTTCTTTGAAGCAGTTGATCAGCTCTTGTCCGTGATCGTTGAAGCCGGCGCCCTGGAGCGCGGGGCGCGGGATGCCGCGGCTGCAATGAACGCGCGGGCGGATCGTTTCGCCCTCCGCGCCGAGCGGGGCCGGGCGCTGCTTGAGCAAGCCCTGACCGTCGCGGACCTAAAGAAGGTCGAGCGGCCAGCGGCCACCCTTTCAATGGCCGTCCGCGCGCCCCGCCTGGTTGTTCTGGAAGAAAGCGACATCCCGTCGCGCTTCTGGGAAGCGCCGCCGCCGCGCCTGAACAAGCGCGCCGTCTCTGAAGCCTTGAAGTCCGGTGAGCAAGTTCCTGGGGCCTCCCTGAGCAACGCCGCCGCCACCCTTACCGTGAGGATCAACTGATGCTGAATGTGACTCCCTTGTCTGCCGATTACGCCCCCCGCCAGCTTGAGCTGATGCGGAACACCGTGGCGCGCGACTGCTCCTCGGAGGAGTTCAACCTGTTTGTCGCCGCCGCGCGGCGGGCCGGTCTGGACCCGTTCCGCCGTCAGATCAGCGCCATCGTTTTCAGCAAGGGCAATGCCGAAAAGCGCCGCATGGCGATCATCACCACGATTGATGGGCTTCGTTCCATCGCCGGGCGGTCGCTGCGGTATCGCCCCGACGATCAGGAGCCGTCCTTCACCTACGACGCGGAGTTGAAGGGGCCGGCCAATCCCCTTGGCATCGATCGCGTGATGGTTCGGGTCTACATCCGGGACCAGGGCGGGAACGAATGGCATCCGGTCGTCGGCGTGGCCTACTGGAGCGAGTTTGCTCCAATCTCCGACGAATGGGTTGATGACGAGCGGACGGGCAAGCGCAAGCCGAGCGGTCGCCAGTATCTCGACCCCAAGTCGCAATGGGCCAAGATGCCCCGCCTGATGCTGGCCAAATGCGCCGAGGCGGTCGCTTTGCGCCGGGCGTTTCCCGAAGACCTTTCCGGCCTCTACGAGGCGTCGGAGCTTGACCGCGCCCAGCTCGCCGAGGCGGTTCTTCCCAGCGAGGTTGTGGAGGCTGAGGCCACTCAGCAGCGGCTTGAGCGGATCGGGGCCGGTGGTCGCACCATCACGTTCCAGTTCCACCCCGTTGAACCTCTTGTGCAGGTTCCCGTTGGCCAGGTCGCCGACCGCGCGATTGAGGCCTATCGCGCCCTCGATGTTCGCCAGAAGGCATGGTTCGAGAGCGTGAACCGAGCGGGGCTGCAGGAGTTTTGGGCTCTGTCTCCCACCGACGCGCTGGGCCTCAAGACCGAAATGGAACGGCTCCGGTCTCAAGAGTCTGAAGGTGCTGCGTGATGGCTGGCAATCTCACCACCACCCCCGGCCCTTGGTATTGGGCCGAGAACGCAGACGGCGACCCTGTGGCCCTCATGGCCTCGCCGAGCGGCCTCTACGTCGCCACTTCGCAACGGAATGGGGACGCCAACTGGGTTGACGTGTCCGAGGCCGACGCCCGGCTGATCGAGGCGGCGCCCGATCATCTGGACGTGCTGCGGGTCATCGCCGCCGGCGGCTGCGACATCGAAACCGCCCGGATGCTGGCACGCCTGGCCGTTCGCCGCTTTGAGGCGGCCACGCCATGAGCCGCGCCGTCCTCATCCTCCACCGCCAGTCCGACCGTGACCGCGCCTCGGCGTGGGTCCGGTCGGCCCCCTGGGGAACGCGGATCACGTTCCAAGAGGCCAAGCGGTCCAGCGACCAGAACGCCAAGATGTGGGCCATGCTCACCGAAGTGGCCCGTCAGGTGAAATGGCACGGCCAACGCCTGTCCGCCGACGACTGGAAGCTGGTGTTCCTCGCCGCCCTCAAGGCCGAACTCCGCATCGTCCCGAACCTCGACAACACCGGCTTCGTCCAGTTGGGCCGGTCGTCCTCCGACCTGTCTGTTTCCGAAATGGCCGACCTCATCGACCTGATCGCCGCCTTTGGCGCGCGTCAGGGCGTGGTGTTCGCCGACCAGATGGAGGCCGCGTGATGCCCTACAACGTAGGCGGTTCCGCCCACACCGTCCTCACGGATCTGCACCACCACGGCGTGATCCGCTACAGCGCCGCCCAGCGCCTGATCGCCGGTGAGCGCCAGACGGTCACGGCGTGGAAGAAGGCGCACTTCATCCTCGTGTCCATGATGGACGCCGGCCTCATCCGCTGGGCGCACACGGACTCCCACCTGATCGTCATGACGCGGGAAGGCCGGGAAGCCCTGGCCGACCTCGACGCGGGCATTGACGTGCCCTCCGTCGCCCCGGTCGGCGGCGTGCGGTTCTTCGGTCGGGAGGCTGCGTGATGCGCCTCCTGATCCTCGCCGGTGAACTGGTCCTGACGGGCGCCGTGTTCTCGGCCCTCTGCTGGCTGCTGATCGCGCTTGCTGCGCTGGCGGGTGGCGCATGACCCCCGCCGAGAAACGCGCCACCCTCGCCCGCCTGCGCGAGGCCATCGGCCAGATACGGCCCGAGAAAACGCCGAGGAAGGGCTTCACGCCTGCCCAGCGCAGGAAGGTGGCCGAAGCATGGTCCGGGGCCTGTAGCGCCTGCGAAACGGCCCTGTCGGGCGCATGGCACATTGACCACGTCATCCCCCTCGCCCTCGGCGGCCGCCACGATCCGGGCAACTGGGTCCCGATCTGCGTGGACTGCCACAAGGCCAAGACGCGGGGCGACGTGAAGGCCATCGCCAAGACTGAACGCATCATCCGCCGCGAGGTTGAGGGGCCGAAACCGTCCCGCCTCAAGAGCCGCGGCTTCACCCATTCCCGCCGGTTCGACGGCTCCATCCGAAAGCTGAACGCATGACCTACCTCACCATTCCCCCCGCCGCCCGAGCCTTGTCCGACACCCTCGCCGCCGAGGCTGCGCTGATCCGCCGGGCCTGCGGAACCTGGGCCACGCCCGAAGCGCTTCAAGCCGCCGAACGCGCCGCCGACCGGATGCGCGCCCAGCTCGCCGCCATGCGGGCTGAACTCACCAAAGCCCGGAGGGCCGCATGATCTACGGATCCGTGTGCAGCGGCATCGAGGCGGCGTCCTGCGCCTGGCATCCGCTCGGCTGGTCGCCCTCGTTCTTCTCAGAGATTGACGCCTTCCCCCGCGCCGTTCTGGCGCACCGCTTTCCAGAGGTGCCCCTGCATGGCGACTTCACGACGATCCAGGCCGGAGACTACCGGCCAATTGACCTTCTGGTCGGCGGAACCCCCTGCCAGTCTTTCAGCATCGCAGGCCTCAGAGGCGGACTGGATGATGACCGCGGTAACCTGGCCCTCGAATATCTTAGGCTGGCTGACCGACTGCGGCCCCGGTGGCTGGTTTGGGAGAACGTCCCCGGCGTCCTGTCGTCAAACGGAGGACGGGACTTTGGTTCCATACTCGGGGGCCTGGTCGAACTCGGGTATGGGTTCGCCTACCGAGTGCTTGACGCTCAGTTCTTCGGAGTGGCCCAGCGACGCCGCCGTGTGTTCGTTGTCGGACACCTTGGAGACTGGCGCCCTGCCGCAGCGGTTCTTCTTGAGCCCCAAGGCCTGCGCGGGGATCCTCCGCCGAGCCGAGCGGCGGGGCAAGGAGCTTCCGCCAGCGCTTTTCTCGGCTCTCTTGATGGCGAGTTCAATCCAACCGGAGACCTAAGCGGCCCGATCACAACCGGAGCGGCTCACACCAACCGAAGTTCGGTTGTCGCATTTGACGCCGTCCAGATCACCAGCGCCACCAACAAGACGCGGGTGTCGCCTGAGCTTCCGGCCTCCACGCTTTCCAAGGAAAGCCGGATGCACGTTGCAACCGCCCTCCAAGTCCGCCGCCTCACCCCGACCGAGTGCGAGCGCCTCCAGGGCTTCCCTGACGGCTGGACCGCTATCCCCTACCGCGGCAAGCCCGCCGCAGACGGCCCCCGATACAAGGCCCTCGGCAACAGCATGGCCGTGCCGGTCATGGCCTGGATCGGCCGGCGGATTGACGCCTTTGAGCGCGCCTCCATCAACATCACCCAGAGGGCCGCATGACCCACGACACCATCCAACGCCTCGCCCGCGAACGCGCCATCCAGCGCCTGTCGCCGTCTCAGGCCAACCTCCTGACCCGACCGATACGCGCCGGGGAACTGGACGACACCGACCGCGTGGCCAACATCGTGCAGGACATGGAGGCCGGCTACGTGCTGGCCGAGATGACGCTGGACGAAGCCCGCTCCTTTCGCCCGAGCGGTGCTGAGGGCGTGGCCGGGGTCCGTGGTCGGGAAACCGCAGATGCGGAGGCGGGGCAATGACTGAACCCGACGAGGCCCTGATCTGGGCGAGGGAGGAAGCATATGCGATTGGATACCGCCAAGGATGGACCGCATCCGCCGAGCGGATCAAGGCGCTGGAGGAGGAGATCGCCGCCATGCAGGAAATAACGGGAAACCTTCGGGTCGAGATGAGCGACATGCTGACCCGACTGGAGGAGCGATACCCCGAGGACTTTGTGTGGCTCAAGGAGGCTGACCAGTGAGGATGTCTGAAGTTGTGTTTGCTGTCGGGCTCGGGGCCTTGGCGCTGGGCGTGATTGCAGTGTGGGGCCTCAGCCTTTGGCTGTTTTGGCGGGATTTTGAAAAATCTTGGTCTAGAGGCGATTTTGGATGGGCGCTTGGATCGATGGCCATTCTGACCCTTGTTGCTTTCTTTCCGCCAACGCTTGTTGGGGTCATTCTTAGTGAGATAGGGCTCTAACCCATGAACCCTAGCTGGTTGATCCTCCACATCATCGACGCCCTGCGCGTCCCGTCGAGCCCGCCGCACCCAGCGGACGGCTACTGCTCCGACGCTCTGGCGTTCGGGCTAGGCGTGGCGGCTGTCGTTGCGTTTGTTGCGTCTATCGCGTGGGCGGTGCTGTCGTGAACGGCGAGCATCGCCACGAGACGTGCCGCTTCGGCAGGCTCACCGAGGCGTGGATCGGCGGGGATGCTACCGTTGTCCCGCTTTGCACCTGGAGCCTGCCGGACCCGTCGCCGCCGGCCCTCCAGCGGGCATGGGGAGGGCGTGTAGAGCCGCACCGGGACTGCGCGGTGTGCGCGGCGCATGAGGTGGTGACGTGAAGGCCTTCGCGCTGTTCCCGCTGATCCTGGTCGCCTACGCCCTCGGCTGGATCGTGCTTGGCGCGGGTATCGTGCTGAACGTGCTGGCCGAAACCGCGGGGGAGGTTGTGAGGCTCATCATGCGGTTCTTGGAGTGGGCGACCGATTAGGCCGCCGACTTACCCGTCTCCCACTTGCCCCGCCGCCAGGTCAGATACTCCGCCATCTCCTCCAGGTTGAAGAACGGCTTGATGTAGCGCGTCGGGTCGTCGGCGTGGTCGGGGTTGATGACGGCGCCCATGCTGCGCGCCCAGTTGGTATCCTGAAAGCCCTTCTCGGCGGCGTAGTGGTCAACGTCCTTGTAGGTCCCCAGCCGGAACCCATGGCAGAGTCGCCGGGGGTCATTGTGGAAGACGGGGATGTAGCCCGTCGAGTGCCGATGCCCGCACATCAGGATGTGGTCGCGGAAGCCGAACAAGGTCTCGCGGACGAGGGCGTGGGCCGGGTTGAACTGGCTCCCGCCGGGGAAGTCGTGGCGGACGTGCATGAACACCTCGGCCCCCGAGGGCAGGGACAGGCGCAGGCGGTTGGAGCCGGCCTCGCGGATGCCGGGCAGTTTCAGCAGCCGGTGAAGGATGGCCGCCGGGTCGCCCTTCTCGGTGTTCCAGCTGTCGTGGTTGCCGGTCTGGTCCACCAGCCAGGGCAGGGCCGTCATCAGCCATTCGATCAGCTTGAGGGCCTGCTTCGACGTGACCTCCTGATCGGCATACAGCCGCATCAGCCGGCCGACCCAGTTGTTGGTGCTGTCGCCCACGTTCACCGCCATGATCCCCGGCGTGTCGCGGCAGATGCGCACGTCGCGCTCGAGGTCGCCCCAGGCGCAGCCGGGGTCGTCAATGTGGGGGTCGCCAAAGCCCGCGAGGGCGACGGGGCCGTCCATGTTCACCCGCACATGCCGCAGCTTGGCGGCGTGGTGATGTTCCGACCGCGTCCGATGCTGGAGGGCCAGCTTGGCGATCAGCTCCTCGGCGTCGGGCTCACCGTCCCACGGCAGGCCCTCGACCTCGAAGATGGGTTGCGCCTTGGGCGGCTGGAAGGCCTCGGGGTCGGGCTCCAGCCCATAGAGCTGCTTGGCGCGGCTCAGGCGGGATCGCAGCGTCATGGGGGGAATACCCATGCGCTCGGCGACGATGGACAGGGCCGCCTTCACCCCTCTGGAGTTGGCGGGATAGGCGAACCCCTCCGCCATTGCTTCCTCTATCGCGGCGACACACCGCTCCGCTGTCTCCAGGGAAACCGAGGCTTGGGCCACAGGCGGGCTCCATGACTGTTGACGGGCTATTTCGGGGGAAGGGTCCGGCAGGCGTCCACGGCGGCCTCAAGGGCCTTGAGTCGGGCGTCTCGCAGGGGCCAGCCGGCCGCCAGCAGCCGGGTGAACTCGGCCTGGTCGGGGGCTTGGCGCAGGGCCTGTAAAGTGTCGGGATACACCGGGGCCTTCGGAAGCTGATCCGAGACGCACGGAACCGGGACCGGGACCTTGACGGTGATGGTCTCGCCGGTCGTGGCGCACCCGCCGAGGGCGAGACAGGCGATCAGGGCGCGCTTCACGGCTGGGCCTCCAGGAACCGGCGGCGCACGTCCTCGGCGCGCTCGCAGGCCGTGGCGCCGCGAAGGTGCGCGTTCAGCAGGGCGTCGGCCTGTCGGCGGGCGGATGCGGCGACAACCCGAGCATCGGCGGCGGCTTTGTCGGCCTGCGCCAGCTTCTGGTCCCCGGCCCGCTTCAAGGCGTCCAGCGCGTCATTCTGGCGGCCAAGGGCGGCCTTGCAGAGGTCGGCGGCGGCCTTGTAGCGTCCAGCCTCCAGACGGGCCTCCGTGGCGGTTTTCCGGGCTTGCCGCAGGTCGTCCTTCAGCCGCTCGACGCGCACGGTCTGGACGCCCAGCACGAGCACCAGAGCGAGGCCGGCCAGCACCGGCCAAGGGATCAGCCGCCAGATCATGCGGCGTCCTCCAGCGCGTCCTTGGTCACCTCGCGCAGGCGGCGTATCCAGCCGGTCCCGAAGGTGGGGAAGGTCTTGAGGGCGCGGTAGAAGTTCTCCCGCCGCTCGGACAGGGTCAGGACGAGGGCGCGGGGCTCGACCTTGCCCACGGCCCCGAGGGTCGCCGGCCCCATCTTGCCGTCCGGGGTCGCGCCCACGGCCAGCTGCAGGAACCGCACCGCGCGGGCCACGCCAGAGTTCACGGCGAGGTCGAACACCATGTAGTCCACACCGGGCGGCAGGCCCTCGGCGAGGATCGGCGACCAGTAGCGGGCGCGGTAGATGTCCGCCGCCGTCTGCCGGGACAGGGCCTTCACCTCGGCCACCGTCACCGGGCGCTTGAGGTAGTCGGCCAGCACCGCCTGCGTCACGCCCATGTTGGTGGCGCCGCCGGGATCCTTGGGGTGGTTCACGAACCCGCCCTCGTGCTTGAGGATGCGGTCGAGGCAGATGGAGAACCTACTCATTGCCGGTCGTCCCCTTGGCTTTTTCCCACGCGCGAATGGCGGCGAAGGGCGCGGCGGCCACGATGCAGGCGGCCAGGCCCGTCAGGTCGGGATAGCTTCGGGTCATCAGGGGCACGGCCACGCCGTTGACGATCAGGCTGCCGCCGATCCCCAGCTGGACCAAGGGCCGCCACCACTTGCGAACCGCGCAGAGGGCGGCGTTCTGCAGGGCGAGGAAGGCGGCCTTCATTTCAGGAGGTCCGACAGCCGGTCGCCGAGGAGCCACCAGAGGACCGGGCCGATCACCGCCAGCACGGCCCCCGCGCCGGTCAGCATCTTGATCCAGCCGTCAAAGCGGCCGAACCTGTGGGCCACGTCGCGCTCGAGGCGCATCAGCCGGCCCACGATCCCGGTGCCTACGGGCTGCCCGTATTCGTCATGGCTCTCGGTCCCGATGGCGTGGGTCAGGTCCTTCAGCATCTGCTCGATCTGCGTGGACGCCTGCCAGGCCTGTTCCGCCTGCCGGGCCGACTGCTCGACGAGGGCGTAAATCTCATCGTGGGTCTTGCCCTCGGGCACGTTGACCGCACGGCGACGGCGGGGCGGGGCGTCTGTCATCACGCGGCCTCGATGCAGGGGGGAAGGAAGTGCAGTCCGGGCCGCCAGAGGCCCTTGCAGTTGGCGCACCAGGCGCAGGACACGCCGCGCAGGCGCACGGTCATGAAGGCATGGGTTCCCGGCATGGGCCGCCTCGTGTAGACTGGAGGGATGCAGAAAGAGGACGAGCCGATCCGCTGGGAAGTCGGCGAGCGTGTCATCAACGACGCGGTCGTTGTTCCAGGAGCTTTCCTGTTCTTCTACGCCGGGGTTCTGGCGTGGAAGTGGTGCGTCAGGGCGTTACGCCGGGCAGCATCGGCCTTGCGGCCGCGCCGCCAGCTACTCCCGCCGCCGCTGAAAGCCTTGCCGCCACCTCGCGCTGCAGAGCCAGGATCTGCGGACTGTTAGACGCCGCCGCCAGTTGCGCCAGCTGCTGCTGGGCTTGGGCCAATTGTTGCGGCGACGCAGACGGCGGAAGGGTCTCAATGACCTTGCGGGCGGCCAGAAGGTATGGCGCGGAGGCGGCTGCCAAGGTTCCCGCAGTGGCGAGGGTAGCGGGCTGAGTGGCGTCAAACGCCATTCCAGCCGTGCCAAGTCCGCCGAGGCTCCAAAGAGACAGCGCATCCGCCGTTCCCGGATTGCCGAAGTCGTCGGCCAGTTCCTCGACGCCAGCGGTCGCAATATCCTGAAGCGGCCCCATGCCCTTGCCAGCCATGTTTGATCCCATGCGGTTGGCGGACTTGCGAACCTGCATGTTCAGTTGAGCGGGGGAGAAAACGCCACCTCGACCGCTGGCGGCGGCGGCGGCGTCGTTCATCATGGAGTAGATGCTCCAGCCTTGATCGGCCTGCTTGATGAGTTCGCCAGCACGCGGATCGGTGCGGCCCACCACACCCATGAGAGACGACCGAACGTCGCCAAGCATTTCGGCGAGCGTCGAATTGTTCTTGGCGGCCTGCTCGCCTTGAAGCTTTCCAAGCTCGCTGTGGATCTGTTTGACCGTATTGCCCGACGCCGTGCCAGCAGACAAGCGGTTAAGCCGATCACGAATAATCTTGTCGAACAGTTTGGCTTCAGGCTCGGCCAGGTCCACCTTGCGCGCCGCAATTTGGCCAAGGTCTGAAATGAACGGCTGGTCAATGGTCACGCTCGGAACAAGCCGGGTCGCCTCGTCATAGACGCTGCTGATCTTGTTCTCGACATACCGGACCATATCGGTTCCGGGGCGAACGTTGGCCGGGATGCTCTCCCCAATGGGTTCCAAGGCTTTCAGGCCCACGCCTCGGTTGAATTGCTCAACCTGCCTTTCGCGCATGCCTGCAACCGCGTTGCCCACGATGGGCATGCGCTGCATCTTGCTTTCCGTCCGCTTTGGAAGCGGCAGGGGCGAGGGTTGAACGCCGATCTCTTTGAGCGTTTGTCGCGGCGTGGCCTTGGGCGGGGGCGGAACCTGACGCGGCGTAGCGAGGGCGCCTGCGGCCATGCCCAGGCCAACGGTCATGGGGTTGGTGGCCGCTTGCGTTGCCGCGTTGATGCGCTGGCCGACCGTGCCTTCTCCAGCCCCGGCATAAAGCCCAGCCTGTCCGGCTGCCAGAACGCCGCCTCGCGCCACGTTGACGGGCATTTGCGGCAGGGTGCGCGCGCCCACCTGCACGGGGGCCGCAAACGCTTTTGCGCCGACACCGCCAGGAACGGCAGCCGATCCCGCCATGCCAACGCCGCGCGTCAAAGCCGCCGCTCGCGGGTTTTGAATGGCGAAGTTGGAGGCGTAGTCACCGGACTGCGTCCGCGCCTGTTGCCAGGCTTGCGGAAGCGACTGCGCCCGGCCTTGCGCGAGATTGGACACCGCCTGCAAAGCGTCTGCCGCTTCGTCCGTGAAGGGAAGGAAGTTGCGGTTGAACGTGGTCACCGCGCCAAGCGCAACGTCCATCGGGCCGCGCGGCCTGTTCAGCGCGGCGGTCGTGTTCGGGTCAGTGACGCGGCCGCTGTTCAGGGTGGACAATAGCGCAGGATCGGTGACCTTGGGCATTAGCGGAAGTCCTTGTTATCGAACCATTCGCCGGTCTGCGGATTGCGATAATACATCCGGCCACCGACCACCTTGGTCTGCGCCGCGCCAGCCTGCGCGCGAGGCGGCGGCGGGATGTTTGGCGCCCGGCCTTGGCTTCCCCACTGTTCCGGCGTGTATTTGCTGCGAGGGGAACGGAACAGGGGCGGCAGGGCGGAAGCCTCACCGCCAGAGGACTCAAACACCTGAGCCTGGCCACGGTAGGCGTCCCCGAGGGTTCGCGCGACTGTTGAAAGGGCCGGGCGGATTTTCTGAGGCTGCAGGCCGGCCCCGATGGTATCCGGGTCGGGGATGACATCCTGAACGATCCCCCAATCCGGGCCGGTCAGGGCGCCCAGCTCGTAGGCGTCCTTCATTTTCATTTGGAGATCACGAGCGGTCGTTTTGGCGGTCTGCATCCGTTGGGAGTCGGTGATGTTGCCCAGCGGTCCCACGGTTTTAAGGGAACCGAACGCCTGATCGTAATTGTCCAGGGCCTGCAGGGCGTTGTTGAGCGCCTGCGCGCGCTTGGCTGCATTAGCCGTTTGCTCTGAGGTCGGCCCCCCCACTTGCTTGAGGGCGCCTTGTGGGCCGACCATGAAGGTCTGTCCGTTAGGCGACTTCAACACACCTTCGCCCATAATGGCGAGGCCAGCGGAATTGAGCCGCCGGGGCGCACCATCTAGGAAGATGTATTCGTTGCCGTCTGGGCCGGTTCCGCGTTGTCCTTCGCGTGGCATCCCTACCTCCACTCAATCTCGTTAGAGCGCGGAACGTATCCCACGGCACCTGTGCCCGTTGACATTCCACCGCCGCCAGCCGCGCGAGGGGCCGCGCCGCGCGGGCGGTTGGCGTTAATCATCGCCGCCTGTCCCTGCGCTTGCCGTTGGCCCGCTTGAGCCTCTAGGGCTTCAATCTCAGCCTGCAGGCGTTGCTGCTGCAGCGCATCCATCGGAGCCGGTTCAAAATCCCCGGTTTCGGGATACTCAAAGCCGTATCGACCGCTGCCGAGGTTCACGAACTTGCGGGCTGGAGCCTGCATGGTTTCGGCGATGCCCTGGGGAAGCTGCGCATTTCCGCCCGCCATGATGTAGCGCTTGAAGGCGTCCATCGTGGCCGGGTCGGTGTAGTCCAGGCCCGCCCGGCGAGGCGTCTGCATCTCAATCGGAGCCGCGCCGATTTGAGCCCCGCGCATGTTGGCCGCGCCGATCAGCTCGTTCACCTGCGGGGTCATGGTATCGGGGCCGCGCATCTGGCCGAGGAGGTCGGTGAAGGCCGCGCCAAGCTGTTGCTGTTGGGCCAGTTGCTGGCGGCGCTGCATCAGGTTGGCGTATTGGTTGCCCTGCCCGCCCTGCATTCCGGCGCCCACATCGGCCATGACCGCGCCGATCATTTCCATCCGATCGCGGCGGGCCTGCTTCTCCGCGTCGGTCAGGGGCTTTCGCTTGCCAAACAGGGGCATGTCAGAGGGCTCCGTAGTTGACGGCCATGTAACCGCCGGGGAGGTGGACAACGGCCTCGGGCTTCACGCCCAGGACTTCCTGCGCCATCACGCCAATGTGGCGGACGGGAGACCAGAGGTAGCGGAAGGCATAGACGCCGAGGCCGTCCGGCCGCTCGCCCAGCTTCTCCACGTCCGTCTTGAGGCGACGGTCGGACAGCGCCATCACGAAGGGCGCCGCCGAGCTCATGATGTTGCTCGCCGTCCCCCAGGGATCGTAGGTCTTGGTCGTTCCCGAGGACTTGTTGGTGCCGGTCGTGGTGTTGCCGGTGAACAGGTTGAGGGGCAGGTTGCTGTAGATCCCGGCGAGGTCGTTCAGAACGTTGATGTCCGCCGCCGCGAGGGCTTGGTCGATTGCCCGTTGGTCCGCGCCCAGCTTGCCTTGCAGTTCGAGGTTGGCCCGCGTGTCCGCGCCCATAGTCGAGCCGAGGTTGGTCAGGGCTCCACCTGCCGACAGTTTGCGAGCAAGCGCGGTGTCCATGGCTCCCGCGTTGTAGCGGCCTGCCTCGTTCTTTGCATTCATGTTGGCGAGGCCGAACTGGTTGCGGGCCGCTGCATTGGCCGCCGCAGCCGTGTTTGCGGCATTGGCGCGGAAGGCCGCCGCTTCGTTTGCGGCCCCGGCGTTGTAACGAGACGCTTCATTCCGGAAGCCCGCATCCGTCGCCGACAGTCCAGCACCGCGCGTGAAGGCCGTATCTCGCAGGCCAGCCGACAGGGTGCCCCGGCCACGGTTGATAGTGTCTTCCGTCAGCGCGCGCGTGATTGCCGCCCCAGAGCCTCCAAACGCCCCGCTGCGAGCCTCGCCGAGAGCTTGTTGCGCCCGGGTCTGGCCAGCGCCGAAGTCGTAGTCGGCGAGGGCCGTGTTGACCACGTCGCCGGTATAGGGGCTCATGTATTTGTCGAGCCCTTCCAGCAAAGACGATGCCGTGTAGGTGCTGGGGTCGTAGCCCTGCGAGGTCCAATCCTCAGCCGTGCCCGTTACGGCGTCGTAGGTGTTGGCCCCGGCATTGGCGACATCGTTGAAGATGCCCCGCGCTGTGCCGTAATCCTCCGACAGTTTGAGGTTTCCAGCGTCGGCGAAGGCCTTGGACTGGAGCGCCGAAGGGCCAGCGACAAAGGACTTGGGATCGCGGCCCAGAAGGCTCATCGTCCTGTCCGACAGTGCGCGGACGCCCGACGTGACCCATTCCGGGTTCGTCGGCGTGTTGGTCGCCGTGCTAGTGCTTTGCGAAGAGGTCTTAGTCTTCTTGGACATCAGAGTGCCTTCCAGAGTTCCCCATCCCGGGGCT